ATTAGTATAAGTTTTAATAAGATATTCTAATAGAGCTATTGGTTTTTGTGTTGGATGTAGTTTATCTTTATCAGTATTAAACTTGATAACTGTTCTTGGTTTTCTTGTTCCTATATTTTCTGTAATGACTTGATCAATCTTAGATCTTACTGTTGAATTTTCTTTTTCAGTTTTTTGCTTACCACTTTTTTGTTTATAAGGAACACCGATAGTTTCTTGTGGGTTATACAACATGGGTTTGTTTTTTGAGTATGATGTTGGAGCATTTCCAAATACAGAAATTATTTCATGTACTTTTAATGGTTGATAATTAGCTACTAAAAAATTAGCACCACTTTGTTTCTCCCATATCCAATCATATTTAAACCACTCAACATTAGACATTCTTAGACAAGAACTGAAAGGTTCAGTACCAAATAATAAAATAGCTGATTCTTTTTTTACTAATCTTTTTAATTCTTTCCACATTAAATCAAATTGAATAACGCTATCCCATTTACATGGTGTAGTTCCATAGGGTAGATCGGTAAGAACAAGGTTTATACTATCATTTGGTAGTGTTGGTAATACCTTTAAGCAATCATCATTATAAATCATGTTTTTACCTTGTATTTACACACTTTATCATGCTCAATCTGTAATTTAAGCATTTCGTAATACCACTCCTCTTCTAGAATAGGGTTTAAATCGCTTTTAACGGGGTATAGACGCTGAACTTTGAACTCTAGGCTATCCGTATCTGGTATAGGTTTATAATACAGCAAAAAACAGGGTATATTTAAGCCTTGTGCTATGTATTCTACAACTGTTGTATATTTCTTATAGTTTTTACCAGTATCATATACAGTTTCAATAACTGCTAGTGGTTTCCAACAAGGTTTATTAATACAGATAGGAACTGAATCAATATCTATGTAAGCAATATCATTACATTTATTTCTATGCCATTCGGAATAGAAGTCGCCAAATCCACCTACGAAATAATTATATCTTGCCATTAAATCTTAACCTCAACTGTTGCGATTGTATCGTTATGTTGGCTGCCATGTGCAACTAAAACAACTTTAGTTATTTTAAATCCATGTTTGATTCCAATACCATTTGTATTCCAACCAAAGGAAATAACTTTACCTGTACTTTTAACAATTCTAGATATTTCTTTTCTACAATTTGACCAGTAAGAATTATTCATAGGATGATTAAAAGATAATCCTGCACTATAATACTTTTCTTTTAATTGTCTTTGAGAATAAGGTGGATCAAATACTAAATGATCAGCTGAATTATCAGGTATTGTTTTTAGGTAGTCAATAGCATCTTGTTTAAATGGATAAGGAAATGGATCAATATAATTAGATCCAAGTTCGGCAGCTATTAAATCTTTAAAAGGTTTAATAGTAAATGTTTTATGACTTGGCATACACCAATGTCTTTCAAATTTAATATCCATTCTCTGCCTCCATAATAGCCAATCCAATTTGTCTTGCGATCTGTGGTACAATAGAATTGCCAAGAGCTCTTATTCTGTTTGATCTATCTTCGTGTAATTTTGTGGATAACCCATCAGGAATTCCACGAAGTTTGGATTCAGTTTCCCACCATTGTCTTTCCCCTGATTTATAAATACTGTCAAAGGCATTCCTCCCTGTTTGTATTTCTTCGTTCTCTCTGATGCTGAATCCTGTGTTGGTGTTGGGTACATCTTTATCATCTCTGAAAGATAACCTGTCTTTCTGTTCGTTGCTGCTCTGCTTGGTCGCATTCCCTTGCGATCTATATGATCCATTGTTGTTGGAGTAGGCAAGAATCCAGATCCTTTTTCTTTGATGCCATGCACCGATGCCTGAAGCTGGAATAATAATACATTGGCTTTTGAAACCTTCGTTTTCCAAGTCATTAAGCACCTGTCTGAGTACCATGCCTTCGTTGATATTAACAATGCCTTCAACATTTTCTCCAATAACCCATCTTGGTTTTGTTTCTCTAATGACTCTAAGCATTTCATCCCAGAGGTAACGATCATCTGCTGTTGATTTTCTTTTTCCTGCAACGCTGAATGGTTGGCAAGGAAATCCCCCTGTAACGACATCTGCTTGGTACTTTTCTCCTTTGACATTTCTTATATCCTCCTCAATGTTAATATTGGACCAATGTTTCTTTAAAACCTTTTGACAGAATTTATCTTTCTCTACAAAGCCAATCGTTTCAAAGAAACCAGTTGATTCTAAACCTAAACTAAATCCACCTATACCAGAAAATAAATCAAGCGTTCTTAGTTTCATTATTATTTTTCTGTATCTTTATACTCATAATTATACTGACCAACTTCTGTTTCTGTTGTAGTCCACTTAGGTTGATCTTCAACACTCCAAACTTTAGTATTAACTAATCTATTAATTAAAGGTGGCTTACTCCAATCAACACCCATATTACTGTCAAATACTCTAAGGCGATTATTAGGTTGAATACTAAAATTTCCATTATCCATTTCTATAACGTGTCCACACTTGTGTTGATCTGGTTTAGAAGCATAACCAAAATCCAATTCATTAAAATCACCCTCAGACCAATCTAATGTGAACATATATTTGCCTAGCTGCGGAGTTTTATCTCGTTGTAAGAACTTTACTTTAGATCCTGCTAACTGATGAAATGTTGTTACTGAAATATTATAACTAAAAGAATCCCATAAACATAAATCTGATAATGGTTGTTCAGGTACACCTTCGTCTTGGCAAAACGCTGAGATAGGTGAACGCCACCATATACCGCCATCTTCCATAACAAAATTAAATAGAGGAACTTGTTTAGGAATACTTGTTACTCCAAATACTACACACCAAAAATATTTATCGTGTGAGTCTTGCTGATCTCTTAAATAGTTTCCTCTTACATAGCATTCTATTAATGGTATGTTGGCATTTAAATACATTATTCTTTTTCCCTTTCTTGTTTTAATTGTAGATTGAGAGCTTGCACCTCTTCATTAAGTCTATCTATTTCTTTTTTAAGTATAACTATTTTTTCGTTATACATTTCTATTACATCCTCAACGTGTAGTTCTTGATCAATCATTTCACCCTTTTAAAAAACTCAATCAGTTTAGTTATATCCATGTTTGGTTTCAAACCTTTATTAAAAGGTGCTGGTATTTTATTATATATTTTAAGCATATCTTTTTTTACTTTTAATATTTTTAAAAACATCTTTTCTTTTTCAGTCATTAGTTCTCCAGTTTTTTAATTGATAAAATTACTCCACGAGGGATTACAACACAGTCGCCTACATCTAAGCTGTCTGTATTAAAACTATATGTTGCAAAAGTTTTTACCCAATCTTTGTTTTCTTCATAAAGATAACCTATTGTAGTACACATAGCAGGAACTAAATCTTTTAAATCTTCCTCAGTATTCCATGCGTTGTCGCAGCTGTTTATGTCTAACCAACTTATAATAACTTTATCAAAGTTTATTGACTTCATACCATGCCTCATAAAAGTTATTAGGTTGAATTGATCCCTTTGTTTTTTCAGTTATAACTTTCATAAACTTAGGGTGTGGAATACGCTGACAATTTTTCCATCTTAAAATAGTTACTGTTGGATTAGTTCCTGTTAATCCAAATAACTTTGCCAACTCTTTATTGCTGAGCTTATGATCTTCTTGATACTGCGTTAGTTTGTGTTTCATTTAGCTTTCCTTTTTATTTTATTACCAAAGCAATCAAACATTCTGTGATACCTCTTTAATAATTTAGATAGTTGTGATTTATACTTATTCATATTTACCTTTCTGTTTTAAAATTGCTTATAACCATTAAGTTTATATGTCAAATTAATTATTTAAAATACTTATTGACATAGATAACCAATAAGAATATTGCTATTTAAAAAAAATGAAAGGCTTAAAATGGTTATTGATTTAACAAAGACTAGTACTATTCCATCTCTTAAAAATATTGATGAGGATATTGCATTACAATATTATTCTAAACTAGGTTTGGACCACAGTTCTCCATCACAAGAGAATATGTCTGACAGTGATTGGTTAATTAGATATTGCCACTTCAATCAAGAAGATAGAAGATTGATGAACATCTCTTATCGTATGACTGCTGGTGTATCTATTGGTAGAGCATCACAAAGATTCTTATCTAAATATATGTACGATGCTGAGAAGAAAATTCTTAATGAGAAAAAAGATTTAGATACTATCATCAAAGAAGAATTGGTTGAGTATGATAAATACCAAGCACACAATCAAGCTGATAAAGAACAACATGAAGATACTAAAAACTATTTAACAGATATGATTAAGATAACTGTTAAAGCTGTTCAAGATATTGGATTGGATAATGAGTCAGCCAGTGAGAGATATTGCTCACACAAATTTAAAGATATTATTTTACCTAAGATTGGCAGAATAGATTACGAAGATAATAAAAATAAATTTATAGAATTAAAAACTAAACACAGATCAAAAAGAAAATCAGATACTAAAGCAGGTTTTAGTTGGATCAAAGGTTATCTTCCTAAAGCACCTGATGTTAATCATGTTAAGCAATGTGCTTTCTATTGGAAGGCTACTGGTAAAACTCCTCACTTGCTTTATGTTAATCAGGATAGCTACAATGTATTTACTCCTGATACTTGTGAACTATTAACTCCTGAGTATATGGATTTTTTAGTACAGCAAGATTTAATTAAAGCTAAGATCAGACAGAATCTTGTTTATCTTTGTAAAGGTAATCCATTTGAGATGGCTAAGTTAGTTCCACCGCCAGACTTCTCAGGGTTTATGTGGCGGGAAATTCAAGATGAGTATGTGCGTAAGGCAGCTAGCCTTTGGGACAATATATAAATGGTAAAACTATGTGTAGGAATATGGATATAAATTATTATCACAAACAACACGATAAAATAAAACAACAGTTTAGGCATGATATTATAATGAGTAAAATTAAACAGAGAGAAGATA